GAGTGTACCAGAAAAGGAGAAATATAATGGGAGATAAAGCGGAAAAAATAACGACAGCGATTTTTGCAAATAAGGTTAGAAAAGCATTACACAAAAAAAATTAAAGGGTATTTAAATGTGCATATACTGCAAAAGGCAGAGTGCAATTCTTGTACTTGCAGTCTGCCTTTATATTAACTCTAGCTATTTAGTTGATTATACACTACTAATTAGTAACATTTAAAAGTGGGTAAAGCGAATACAATATTTTTCGTTCTCTAATAACTTTATTGTATGTTTCAATTGAAATATTCTTTCCTTTAATATAGACAATCAAGTCATTTAGAATTTTCTTTGATGTTTCATTCAAATCCCACGAATGTGTACCAATGATGACCCAGTCGCCATTATTTAACCCTAAATCAATATAATGTTTATAATATTCAAAATTATGGTCGTTATCAATAAATATTCGTCGTAAATCATATTCACCATGTCCAAATAAATGGTTACTTGTATTATCATTTTTACCAATCATGGACGGGCACCATTTGCTTACCATCTGTTGTATTGGCTCACTGTTTGCTCCACCAGGCGAAACAACATGATCACAATCAATAAATCCTTGACTTTTTAGGTATGTTACACATTCAATAAGTTGTTGCTCTGCGAATGATAAGTTATAAGATGGATTGTTTATATTCCAGTTCGCGTTATTAATGTCTGGGTGTGACATGATGTGAAACCCTTGTTGTTGATAAGCTTTAAGTAATGAAAGGCTTGATTCATCGTTTTGGATATTCGCCCAAACACAACCAAAGCTACATTTAATATTATTGTTGTCACATATTTCTTTTACAATAGAAAAACTACCTTTTTTCGTGTCATCATCAACAATAGTTACTACAGGTGTTAAAAATTTTGTAAATAAATAGTTCTTATTTATATTATCTGCTAGAATTTTATTTAAAATACTTTCATATCTAAACTCGAAATCATTCTTTTTTGGTGTATAACAAGAAACAAATAACCATTTAGCACCATAAGGAATAATATCATCATATGAATATATTTTATAGTTCTCGTTTTTTTCGCTTCTCCATTTTATTGGCTTGTTTTTTTCGTTGAACGGCTCATCGTAGAACCCATACGTGCCGTTAAATGCAGTATAAGTGGTAATATAAATACGAAATCCATTAAAAGCTGATACATCAATTTTTGCTGAGCTAAACGTATCAATTGTTGTATCAAGGTAACCGTTGCAATTAAACATCAATTTATCGACCCATGTAAAGCTTTTTTCAAAAATTTCAGATAAATCTTTCTTTAGTGCCCCACTTTGCCCTCTAACTGCATCACCGGCTGTTGGATATGGTGTATCATTATTAAATCCGTTAGCTGGTACTCTAATATCAATTAATTCGGCATCGCCACTTGTACTGCCCTCTGGCAAACTAGCAAACGTATCCATTCTATTTTCAAGAACTGTGATTTTGTTATTCTGTTCATTAACAAGAGGGTCAATGTAAGCTTTAATTAAATTAGTTAAACTGCCATCTTTAGCCATGCTGTCAAGCTTATTATTAATTTCTGCCTGTACGTCAAGCGTACTGAAATAGTTATTTACATAATTCTGCAATTCGGTGTAAGCGGTGTGTAGGCTAGTAACATCACCATGCAAGGTTTCTACATCTTCCATTGTCTTATTTAGATAGTCAACCACTTTACAAAGCAATTCATAATAGCTCAAACTGTCATCATACACCAATGGCAACACTTTCTGGCACCAGTATCTAAACGGTTGCAACGTCTTATAATCGCCCAACTGTGGTGTAAAATTAGCTGGTGCATTAGGTTTTATCGTTCTTTCATCACTCATACTTTTTCTCCTTTACCATAGCCCAAAGAATAAATCATCAAATTCAGCAATAACCATTCTATCAATATTTAGGAATGTATCACGATACTCTTTAATCATATTACTATAACTTCCACTACCCTGTTTACCGCTAACTGTTTCTAAATATTCTTCCGTATTATTCACCGTTCCAGTATTACTATTACTTCCATTTTTTGTATTTGTACTATCACTTGTATCAGTATACTTAACGTTTCCAGTATCTTTATATTCACCACTACCACTATTACTACTTTCACTTGTACTACTATCTGTATTAGTAATCTTTCTAGCATTAGTTAAATACGTTTCAGTTTCAATCCCAGTTAAAGCTCCCTGTGGTGTATCACTGTACAAGTCTTTACTATTACTAGAACCACTATCACTAACATTACTCGTACCACTATTTTTATTAGTTCCACTTGTAGTATTATCCCTTGTTCCACTTCCTGTATTTTTATCTGTGCTTGTTTCAGTGATAGTCCCATTTTCTGTTTTATTTTCGTCAATTGTTCTATTATGTGTTCTCGTAATATTCACATCATACAGTGGGTTAAATTCTAACAGTGCGCTTTTGTAAAGTTGATTATAATATGGCAAAATTTCTTCTAACCTAGTATTTAACCACAACTTCCAAATACCGACAGTTTCAGAACAAATTTCTCTTAAATAATAATGTTTTAAAATTTTCCTGCAAATAACAGCCCTGTAATTTTCGTCGAAAATTTCAGCTTTTGTTGTAAAAATTTTATTCCAGCTATTATTTAAAATTTCGTCAACATCATCACACCCTTTAGAATTTTCAAGTCCAGACTTACTTTCACAGATAAAACGAACCTCAGTTGTATACTTACTCATTTAACACAGCCTCACTTTCTCCATGTGTGGTATCAGCACCTTGCCCCTCATAGATACTCATAAAATCTTCTCTGTAATTGACTTCAATATTAGTTCCAAACATTGCATTGATTTTTTCAACAGCTTCTCTTCTGCTCTGCAATCTGGAATACCTGCTTGAAATAGTTCCGCCCTGTGCCTGTGAACTTTCTATAGCTAACATACGTTCACGCTTTTGTGCTCCATTGTTATTAATGCCTAAATAGGTCAACGCTTCATTCCAATACATTTGTTTCAAATTATACAATTTATCACAAACATATGGCGCACCAGTTTGTAAGGACTTTAAAGAATTTAAGTCAAGGTTTTTATCGCCAAAAATGAAAGGTGAATTACCATCAAACTCTTTATATAAATTCTTTAAGGTCAATCTCTGTTGTTCTGTACCCTGTATCAGCACTGGTGTTTTCTGTGCATTAGCGTTTACATCTATAATTCTATCCAGGTTATACAATCTTCTTGCAAACATTTTCACCTCTAAAATTGAATTAGTGTGCAAATAGTTATTCCAGATAATTACACTGTTGCTTTCTTTTAACAATTTCTGGTAGTTATTATATCCAGAATAAGCACGCCTTAACACTGGATTTCCGTAAACGTCTAATCTTCCGCTAGGTAAACAGTCTAAACAAAGATTGCCTATTACGTCATCATCAAAATAAACCATAGACCCAGTCTCAAACAAATGTAATTCCAGATACCTTGCATCTACGGTTGGCGGTAAATTTTTCCATTCAAACATTGATACGCTCAACTCTGTTAATCTGTTCAAATACTGCATATATGTTAGATTATTTACATTAGCACTTTCACCAAACAGTGTTTTTTCTCTTTTTCTGTTACTCATTTATTCACCCCCATGCGGACTGTTGTCTAAACTATAATTCCCTATTTCAGACCCATTTTTCCAAAAAGTAATGCCATTATCGTATATACTGCAAATTAATCTCATATCATCACTGGGAATGCTACCTGTTATTGTGCACCCTATAGTTTTAACATAATTCCAATGTGGACGACTATTTCTGTTTGGAATTTTCAGTCTTTTCACAGCATAACCATAAACAGTGAAATAATCATCAATCATTCTGGCATATTGGGCAGTTATGGAACATCTGCCTCCGTAAAAAGATTGTAGTCCACTAGCAACACTATTGTTACCAGTGTTAATACTACCCCTTACAACATCCGCTTGAATTGAAGCTTGATAGCCCTCTGACAGTGCTTTCATAGCCGTGTTTGCAGTGTTTACAGTAGCACCAGCAACCCCTCCACCTAAATAACCACTTACCATTTTAATACCTGTTTCTGTCGCTAATGGTAAAGCGTTTTGTGCTAACCACGCCCGAAAAGCGTCCGTACTCCATGAGCACATAGGATAATTAGATAGAGTTAAAGATTCGTTTAAATTTAGTTCAGCTCCCTTGTAATTACGAGGTCGTAATACGCATTGTATAGGCATTGTCATTGGTACTGTTATATTCCATGCCGGTGTCAGGTTTTCAAAAAACTCATACCTTAAATTTAGTGAAGAAGCTCCCGCATTTGTAATGCAATAAAAATTATATGGATATGTGTATAGTTTTTTATTTTTTGGTTTATATCCATCTATTTTCATTTCATCACTTACTGCACCACTTGAACTATTAAATGAATACGCATTTTTTGAAAAAACGATTGTCATTCCCTCATCTGGTATAACTGCACCTGTCGCAATAGCTGGCGCAATATACATAGCCACAACTGCGTCTGGTTTCTGTGCGTATTTTGTTAAAAGAGTGTTTATTGATTCTGGTTTATCCAGTGGATATGCGTGTAAGGTACAACCTCCATACACACCGTCATAAACAGTTCCATTAGGTGCTTCATCGGTGTCGCTAACAGCAACAAAAACTGCAAGTTTATTTAGCGCAACAGATAAATCTTTGTAATCGTTAAACACATACTCACCTAAATTCACGTTTTCTGGCTCAATGTGAATTCCAATATTATCTGTTACTGTGTGCTCTCTTTCAACAAAGCACTGGTCTAAACTGTAATCAAAAAACCATGTCTGCATTACATCAATTTCAAATTCAATCTGTGAACATTCGTTGTTTAAATACTCAACAGAAGTGATAAATGCGTAAAACCATTTATTGCCATATGAGGTATTTTGAAACATCATATAATTACAGTCATACAAATTATCAGCTTTTATTCCAACCCTTGCATAACCACGCTTAACTCTCTGGTACGTGTAATTATTCAAGTTGTATTTCTGCAATCCCATGAAATAAGTAGCCTGTGCACTGGCGCTTCCAAAATATATGGTATGGTCAAATGTTTTATCTAAAGGAACGTCTTTTAAAATACGAATATTGGTATTAGGCTCGATATACATATATTAACCTCTTTCAAAAAACTCTAGGGCAAGTTATTAGCTCACCCTAGATTGACTATTTACGCTTTGTTCATTGTTACAGTATCTCCAACATTGTTAGCACTTGAAATGGTTGTAGCGCCATTATAAGTCTGACCATTAATCTCTGCCACTAAAGTTATTTCGGTAGCTGCTTTTGAAGCTGGAATAATAACCGCGCCGTATTTCTGAATACCAATTCCATTTGTGGTGGTGGTTTCATCCTGTACAAAATGCACACTATTCGGCTCAAGGCTGGCTCCGTCTGCATCAGCACTTAACGCAAATACTGTAGCTTCTTCACTCTGGTCTTTGCTGATAATTTCAACTGTTAATGTAGTCGGTAAAGTGATTGTTGCTGTGCTCTGAACGAATACAACAGCGTTCGCAAATGGTGAGTAAGAAACAGTTTTCCATGTGTGGTAGAAATAGTTCCAATACAAACCACTAGCCACATACTTTTCAGTGAACTTGTTATTGTTGTCGTAAACCTGGAACCAATTTTCATCAAGCAATACCGCTTTTACGTCTTTCATTAGATTTAACTCATCTGTGGTAATTGGTTCGATACCGTCAGAATTTTCTCTGATAACGTCAAAACGTTCGTTGTCAAACTCAGACCAACTGTCAATAAGAAACAGTCTGCCCATAAAATCTGCTTTTTCCATGTTGAAAGCTGAAGCAAGAACCGATACATCAAATTCTGCGTTGAATGCTGCATCCATGAAAATAACCTGTCTGTCTTTTGGTGTGTTTGTGCTAACACCAGACTCGTTATAGTTTGATGACATAAACTGTAAAAGGTTTGATGTCCCCCTAAATTTAACAGCGGCATTCGTTAAATCGTTCGCCTGTCCGGTAGAAATCGGAAACATTTTTCCGTGGCTGATAGCTTTAATTAACAGATACTTAAACAGCAAAAATTCGTCATATTCAGCACCAGTGTAAACGGAATCAACGATTTTTGCTATAATGTTCTGCACGCCCTCAATTGAAAGAAAAGCTTGTCGTAAATCTTCATCCTGTATGGTAACCGGGTATATAACCCGCCAGTTCATTGTATGGAATGCGCTTTTCACATCTGGTAGTGTTCGCTGAAATTCTCTTTTTGACGCTTTTTCAACATCAAAATCTACCGCTTTTGCAATTGAAACGAAAATATCTTCAATGCTTTCACCAAATTCAAGGTACCCTTTTTTCAAAATTGAATATGGGTTGTTGAATGTTGCACTCTGCATTCGTACAATTGCAATACGATTAACAAGTGCATTAATGAACTGATTCGCAAAAGCCGGTGTACCATAAATTACTGCACCTACTTTTGGAATATCTGTTGTCTTTGTAACTTCTGGCACATTCTGCTGATAATCATAACTGGCATTCTGTCTGATTACGTTAAGAATGTCCATTGTTGTTGCGTTTAATGTGCTGACTGCAATTCTTTTAGGCATATTTAACCCTCCTTAAATAAATCTGAAAATGTTTTTTTCACTTCCGGCTCTGGTTCCGGGACTAGTTTAGGGTCTGGCTCTGGTTCTTTACTGAAAAAACGATTCGTATAACGTTCTCGCCACAATTTATCATTTTCTTCATATTTTGTTTTCCAGTGCTCACCACCACCTGCTCTTGTTTCTAAGTCGGCGAGCGTGTCACTAACATCTTCAAGTAATGAAATTGTTTCGTCATCAGTGTTATCTCCTACTCTTGTTTTAATTGCTTCTAAAATTTCGTCTTTATTTTTTACGCCCATATTATAACCCCCCTATTCAACTTTTGTCCACTTGTTTTTATCAAAAATTTCGGATAATCTTAAAGAAAGCGGGTGGTCTGGTGAAATAAGAATATCTCCGTTTTCTGTTACCATAATTTCAAAACCTGTTTCGTGTTTATACTTTCCTTTTGTAAATAACATTTTATCAACTCCTTTTTCTTATAAATTGTTTCACGTGAAACATTAAAAATATCGAATCATCATATAAAGTGGTAATTTTGTTTTTCTTTTTGATGGTAACCCGCCTCCACCTCCACCAGCACTGAAATAGCGGTATAACATCACAGCGTTGTTAAATATTTCTGCTTCTGTTAAATATCCGTCTTTTGTTACCCAGTTAGTAATATTGGTGTTGTTTGCATTACTTGAAATAAAATTATAACAAGCGTTTGCACGTTCTGCCCGATAGTCCCATGACGAATCGTGTATTCCCTCCCAGCACATATTCCAATAATGCGTCAGACTTTCAATGTCGGTGCTGGCTGACTTTAAAAAATCTTCCAGTGTAGCGTACTCTTGATACCCGGTTTTAGGCATCCACACATTTTCATGTACGATATATGCGCACTGTCCGTTTCCATCATCATCAGCATACCCATTTGTCTGTAACCAGTCATGCAACTGATAAAGTCTGCCGTGTGTATCTCCGTCTGTGTTAGTCCATTGACCCAGACCGTACCCTACGTTTAAAGCTGTCCAGTCGTGCGGTTCTTTTTCCCAAACACCTGGGTTTATATTTGATTCCTGCCAGAAATTACCACACATAGCTGATACAACATAAATGCTTGCACCATATCCGGTTACACCTCCGTCACCATAGCGGAACAACCTCTGAAATGATGATGTATAAGGGCTGATATTCACCTGGTCTGCCAGTGGTCTTTTGTCTGTATGTGCGCCCATGAAAATCCCAGAACCCTGCCCGCCTTGATAGCACATTTCTGTATGCGTTGGATTTAACCCTATATCGCCGGGTAAATACTCACCTGTTGCAGATACTTCTGTAAAACCTAGCGACAATAGCGCTTCTGCTTCATCATAGGTTGTAAATGAGTTATGAGCTGGAGCGTAATTAGGAGTTTCAAAACCACCAGCTAGTAACGCATAGTTTATAAATGAACTGCAATCATAATATGTGATACCACCGACTGTCTGTTGATTTCGATATGCGTTACTATATCCTACGTTTGGTGCGTTGCATGTTTCAATAGCCCACGAATAAGATTTATTAATGTCTGGCATGTTATCCCTCTGCAATATAACAACTGTACCCTTTATCAGTCAGTTCTTTTTTTAGCTTTTCTGCATTTTTTCGGTTATAAAATGCGCCAACCTGCAATTTATAAATTTTCTTAATGGGCGTTAATTCTGCAAAAGAAACTTTACCGTCTGCATCACACACCCCTTTTGCAATTGCTCTGCCTAGCTCTTTTTCGTGTTCATCAATCCATTTTTCAGTGACTTCATTATCGTGAAATTCACATTCAAGATAAACAGTTACACAATTTGTAGCATTAATTTCATATAGATTGGTTGTCGTCTGAATTCCTTTATCTTTTGTGGGTGTAAGTTTTGCAACTTCTTTGTAAATGTTTATAACATGACTGTTGTTTAGTCTGGTAGGATAACACAACACCAGAGTGCCACAACCTCCACCAGCGTTTGTGTGAATAGGAATATGTAAATCTGCACCCCATTCGTTACTTTCTTTTACTCGGTTTTTATAGGTATTTTCTTTAACTGATGAACCTGTCTTAACTTCATACCCATTCAATTCTAAATAGGCTCTGGCATATTCTGCAATCTTGATACAGTGAAAAGCTTCCGAATGTTTACCACCAGCGACTATGTTGCTCCATTGGTCTGACGGCGAAAGATACACTTTCATTTTAATCACTCCTTATTAATGTCTGAAATGTGAAATAGCTCCATTAGTTTGTCCGGTAAAATGTCTGAATTAATTTTACTGATATTTTCCAGAATTGAAACTAATTCGGTTGTGCACACATAAAGGATTATAATAGGAAGAATTGATACATCTATATGAAAACCAATATATTTCCCTTGTGTATCAACCAGCCATGCTACAAAGTAGCAAAGTATAAAGCCAACCTTTTTGAATAACCCATCACGTAGTTTTGCTGATTTAATGTCTTTTGATTTTACCGCAGAAATAATTCCGGTGACTAAATCAAGAGCATTAAAAATTAGTGCAATAATAACAGGGCAAAACTGCATACTTTTTCACTTCCTTTCTTATTCAGTTTAATTTTATTATAAACTAAATCTTGAAAAATGTCAATAGGTGTGCTATAATTTAATAAGGAAAGGAGAAATAATTTATGAATAAATATTATGATGGGACTAAACTCTTATCAATGCTTGATATGTATGGAAATAAACCAGAAATATACATGTGTACCACTAATCGTACAGGTGGAAAAACAACCTATTTTGGCAGACTGTGCATTAACAGATTTCTTGATAAAAACGAAAAGTTTGGTCTTTTATACAGGTACAATTATGAACTAGATGATATTGTCGATAAATTCTATAAAGATTTAGGTAGTTTATTCTTTCCTGCTTATACTATGACATCAAAAAGAAGAGCAAAAGGAACGTTTCAAGAGTTGTTTTTGAATGAAAAAAGCTGCGGGTATGCTCTGAGTTTAAACAATGCAGACCAAATCAAAAAATATAGCCACTTATTTTCAGACATTCAGCGCATGATTTTTGACGAATTTCAGAGCGAAACAAATCACTATTGCGATAATGAAACTAAGAAATTTATAAGTATTCACACGTCTATAGCCAGGGGGCAGGGCGAACAAGTTCGATATGTCCCGGTTTATATGTTAAGCAATCCAGTCAGCATTATAAATCCGTACTATGTTGAAATGGGTATTTCTGGCAGGCTCAAAGACGACACAAAGTTTTTAAGGGGGGACGGTTTTGTGCTTGAACAGGGGTATATTGAAAGTGCAAGTATAGAGCAAAAAAATAGCGGATTTAACAGAGCTTTTTCTAAAAATAGCTATACTGCCTATAGTAGTGAATGCGTGTATCTGAATGATAACAAGGCTTTTGTTGAAAAACCAGCTGGAAAGTCAAAATACCTTTGTACTTTAAGGTATAAAGGAAGTGACTTTGCGTTACGCGAATATACTGAAAGTGGTCTTATCTACTGTGATGATAAGGCAGACAGTTCTTTTTTAACTAGAATTTCAGTCACGACTGATGACCATAATATCAACTATGTTATGTTGAAACGTAATGATTTCTTTTTATCTAATTTGCGATATTTCTTTGAGCATGGTTGTTTTCGATTTAAAGATATGCGTTGCAAGGAAGCTGTGTTATCAGCTTTAAGTTATTAGGTATCTGCTTTTGTTTCCGTTAATGAATAAACAGGATAGCACAGTTGAAAAAATACTGCCTGTTTACTTTTCGGTTTCGCTGACCGCTTTAAATGGTACAAAAGTTACAGATATAAAAATAGCGTGAGTAAAGAAGATTTTTTCTTCTCCTCACGCTATTTTATTTTATAATTCTTTTTCACATTTTATTAAATACTCTTT